TCGCAAGGATGAATTCATTTCATCCGCGAAGTTAAAAAGGACAGGTTTTGACTTTAGATAGCGTTAGCAAAGATTTATTAAAGCATTTTAATGCAATAGGCATAGCAAATTACGAAGATGTCAAACAAGGCGGACTTTATCTAATGCTTGAAAGCCTAACAAGTATTAATCATCATAAAGATAGTGTGAATTTTTCATTGATTTTTAGTTCTCATACTTTTAATAAAGATAAAGATTCTTTGATTGAAAAAATAGATGAATTAAGACTAAAACTTTTTGAATTTGATACAAGCAAAAAGCTTTTAAGCAGCATCGAAAGTGGTTTTATAAGCTCTTCTTTATTTGCTTATAGGTTTAAATTTAATATAGAAATTTTTTCAAAACCCGAAAGAGAAGAAAAAAATGAAAAATAACCCTTATTTTAAAGAAGTCGAATTTAAATGTAAATGTGGCAAGTGTGAATTGCCTCAAAATGTACCAAGTGATGAGCTTATAGACCTTCTTTGTGAGCTTAGAGAACATTACAATGCTCCTATTATTATAAATAGTGGATATAGATGCGCTTCTCATAATGCAAAGCTTGGCGGGGCTGCTAAAAGCCAACACACTATAGGAAGTGCAGCGGACTTTGTGGTTAAAGGAGTAAAAACAGAAGAAGTTCATCGATATGTTTTACAAAGATATAGCGAAAAAGGCTTGGGAATTGCCATAAAGCATAATTTTAACGATGCTTATGCAGGGTTTGTGCATTTAGACACTAGAGGTAAAAAAGCAAGATGGACTTATGCTTAAGGAAAATATTATGCTTAGTTTTATTTTATCAAGGTTTTTAAGTCCTTCAAAAATAGCTTTTTTTGTTCTAATTGCTCTTTGTGGTTTTTTGTATTTAAAAAACAACGCTTTAACTTTAGAAAATGAAAATCTAAAACTTAAAGCTTTGCATTTTAACAATGAAATCAATGTTTTTAAAGACAAGTTAGCCCAGCAAAATAAAGCTATTGATAAATTAAAACTTGATTTAAAGCCCAAAGAGACTTTAAAAGAAGTTTTAAAAGTGGATAAGGTTTTTATTAAAGATAAAAGTTGCCAGAGTGAGCTTAAAGCTTATAAAGAATTATTTAATATTTTAGGAGCAAAAAAGTGAATGATAAAAGGAGAATTTTCTTATTAATCATACCTTTTGTTTTTACAGCTTGTGCTTCTAAAGATATTTTGATTAAAACTGAAATCAAAGAAGTGAAAGTTCCTATTAAATGCCCTTTAAAACTTCCTTTAAAGCCTTTTGATTATGGAGATTTAGAGAGTGCTAAAGAAATCTCTAAATATTATTTAGAGCTTGAGAATATAGCCAAGCTTTGCACAGGAGAGAAAGATGAAAGAAAATAATAAAATGATGAATCAAAAAAGCATTGCAAAAGATCTTCTTATAGCTCTTTTGTTTTCAACTTTTGCATTAGCTTTATTATATTTATTTGAAATTTTTACAAGGAACTAGCGATGAAATTAGAAGATATATTTGTATATATGGTTTTAATGATAGTAAGCTTTATAGCCGGACTTGTAGGAATTGTAACAAAAAATAAATTAAGCAAAGCTCTTAATTTAAAAGGTAAATTGATACTCTTTTTAAAAGGCATGCTAGGTTCTATGTTTGTAGCATACCTATTTTTTGAAATTGTAAATCATCTTAATTTTGGCATAAAGCTTAGCGTTGCAGTGGGTGGTTTTGCAGCTTATATGGGGACAGATGCATTGCTTAAAATTGAGCAACTTGTAGAAAAGCTTATAAATAAAAAATTAGACAAATTATAAGCTTTTATATTGATTCTTGTGTTTTAAAAGGTTTTAAACGCATTTTAAAGCTTTTTAAACATAGTTTTTAACGATAAAAAAATAAAAGATGAAACATAAAGATGAATAAATTAGAATTAATTGAAATAAAAGCAAGACTAAAGGCTTTAAAATTCAATCATAAAGAAGATAAAAATAAAAGAAGGGAGAGAATTGTAAAACAAGGTTTTAAGGCTTTTGTTTTTGAGTATTTTCCTCATCATATCAATTTCATCCAAAAAGAAAGTTCTAATTTTAGAAATTTTATCTATGATAATATGGATATTTTAGAAAAGAAAAATAATCATCTTTGTTTTAAAGCTTATCGTGGAAGTGCTAAAACAACGCTTTTAGTAAGACTTTTTACTCTTTACTCACTTTTAAGTAATAAAAAGCAATACGCTTTAATTATATCTTCTACTTTAGATATTGCAAGCGAAAGTATAGCAAGTTTAAAAACAGAGCTTGAAGAAAATGATAAATTAATTAATGATTTTGAAATAAAACTAGGCGATGAATGGACTAGTGAAGCCCTAGTTTTTACAAGTTTTAAAATACATAAAAAAATTAAAGCTTTTGGTAGTGGTAAAAAGATAAGAGGGACAAATTATCTTGGCAAAAGACCTGATTTAATCATCTGTGATGATATAGAAAATGATGAAAATGTAGAAAGTAAAACGCAAAGGGATAAACTTTATAAATGGTTTAATAAAGCCATTTTAAAGCTAGTCGCAAGAACACAGGAAAATTATTTATACTTAGTCGTTGGAACTATTTTGCATCAAGATAGTCTTTTAAATCGTTTAAATGAGGATAGTCGTTTTTTAATTTATGATTTTCCACTTGTATTAAGTTTTCCTGATAAACTTGATTTAATCGATAAAAACAATATTTTAAAAAGCGATTTAAAAGGCTTTAAATTAGATGATGAAAATTTAAACAAAATAGAAATTTTAAAAGAATATTTTGCTGATACTCAAAGTTTTTTTAGCGAATATCAAAACAAAGCATTAAGTAGTGAAAATGCTATTTTTAGCGAGTATAAAAGCATAGAAAAAGAACAAGATTTTGACCTTGTGGTTTTAGGGATTGATCCTGCACTTGGTAAGGCAAAAGGCGATTATTTTGCCATTGCTGAGCTTAAAAAAGTAGATAAAAATAAATTTCATTTAAAAGCAAGTGGATATAAAATATCTCCTAGCAAGATGATAGATGTGATATTAAAACTTTATATCAAATACTTAAGCTTAGGTAAAATAGTAAAAATAGCTATTGAAACCATAGCCTTTCAAGAGTTTTTCAAAGATAAATTAAAAGAAGAAGCTTTAAAACTAGGAATCATTTTAAGTATTTGTGAGCTTAAAAATAAGGTGGCAAAAGAACTTCGTATCGATAGCTTAGCACCTTACATAAATGACGGCACGATTTTAATAGACAATAACTCCAATTTACTTATCGAAGAAATGCTAAGCTATCCAAAAGCCCCGCACGATGACTTGCTTGATGCATCTGAAATGGCTTTTAGAATCGCTTGTAGTTCAGCAAATGCCGATTATAAAGCAATCAATAGAATACTTAGCAAAAAAAAGATTAAAAAAGGGTTTTTATGAAAATATTAAATAAAACAGCAAGAAAAAGCGTAGCAAGCAGTGTTGATTTTGATAGTATAATCGCTGCTTTAAATAGCGAGAATTTTAGCGAACTTGTAAGTATTTATGATTATTTTAAACGCTTTGATCCGCAAATTGCAAGCGAAGTAATGAAAAGGCGTTTTAAAATGTGTTCTTTTCCTATGTTTATCACTTGTGAGGATAAGGCTCAAAGAATATTTTTACAAAATTATATATCAAAAAGCGATTTTAGAAAATTTGTCTTTGAAATGAGCGCTGCAGTAGTTTATGGTTTTGCTGCTTTTTTACTTGAATGGAAGGTAAAAGATTTAAGTGTTTTTCCAAAACTAAAATACATAAGTCCGAGATTTTTTTCGATGGATGATAAAGAAAGGCTATTTATTTATAGCGAAAGCAAAAAACTTTTTGTGGATGAGTGTGATGATATATTTTTGCACTTACATCCAAGTGATTCAGGTACTTTCATAGAACAAGCCCTTTTTTACAATGTTGTAAGCATTGCGGTTTTAAAGCAACTTGCAATGAGTAAAAACATTTCTTATCTTGACAATTTAAGTGTGCCACCTATCATTGCAAAAACGACCCATGCAAACAGCGATAAAGAAATAGAAGAACTTTTAATGCAGCTTAGCAATCTAAGAAGTGCAAGCGTGGGTATTTTTAATAAAGAAGACATGGTCGAGCTTTTAAACTCAGGACTTTCTACTTCTACTTTTACAGACTTTTTAAGGTATTGTGATGAGGCTATTTCAAAATTAATAAGCGGACAAGTTTTAGCAGGAAATGCGGTGCAAAATGGTACTCAAGCTTTAGGAAATGTGCATGAAGAAGTGCGACTTAATGTGGGTGAGATGGATACACTCTTTTTAAGCAAAAGCATACAAAAATTATTAGAGCAGATTTTAAAGCTTAATTTTGCCTCACCCGCTGAGTTTGAGTTCATATTTGATACCAATAAAGAAGTCGATGAGCAATACTTAGCAGGAGTTTATAGCACTATTTCTAGCATGGGTTATGAAATTCCTGCTGAGTTTTTAGCAAAAACCTTTAGAATTGAAGGCTTAAAGAAAAAAGAAGTAAGCTCTGAAAATTTTGCTTTTAATTCTTTAATACTAGAAAAAAACAATCGTCTTAGCAAGGATAAAATAGAATTAAACTCAAGTGCAGAAGATGAGATAAGCGATGAAATTTATGAAAAAATCAAAGCCTTTTGGGAAGAATGTCAAAGCTATGAAGAATTAGAAGAAAGAATTTTTAAAGAATATCCCAATATCAGCTTTGAAAGATTAAAAGAAAGTCTGGATAAAAAAATCGCTCTTGCTTCCATGCAAGCTCTTTTGGATACGGGCAATGAGTGATATTTTTAACAAAAGCGTAGATGAAGCTTATGCGTATCTAGAAAATAAAGGCTTAAAAACAAGCTTTAAATATCACGAAATCAAAAAGCAAGCACACGATCGTGCCTTTAGTGCAGCAGGCATTATGAAAACAGATGTTTTAAATGATTTGCACGAAGAATTAAAAAAAGCTATGAAAGAAGGAAGAAATTTTAATGAGTTTAAAAACAATTTAAAAGAGCTTTTAACAAGTAAAGGTTGGTATGGTAAAAAAGAAATAATCAATCCCAAAACAGGAGAAAAACGCACTATAAACATCAATGCAAATCGCTTAAAAACAATCTATCATACCAATATGCAAAGTGCTTATGCCAAAGCAAGAGCAAAACAACTTAGCACTTATACTTATAAAACTTACTGGGTATATAAATGTGCACTTTTAGAAGATTCAAGAAGTGAGCATAAAAAAATGCACAATTGTGCCATACATAGAGATGATCCTTTTTGGAAAACTTCCTTTCCACCCAATGATTATAATTGTAAATGTAAAGTCATAGCTATAAGTGAAAAAGAGGCTAGAACTCAATATAAAATTTTAGAAAATCCAAAAAGCATTGCTTCTAAAAACTTTGCTTATGATAAAAGAGAGAATTCACAGATCCCAAAAGAAACGAGAATAAGCTTAGATGAAAGTTTAGAGAATTTACCCAAGATACATGATTATGAAAATTTAAGCGATAAAGAATTAATAGGCAAAGTCTATGAAGCCTTTGATGTGAAAAAAGGAGCTTTGCTTGTTGATAAAATAGGAGATGTAATAAGCTTAGATGATGATTTTTTCTATGATAAGAAAAAACAAACAATTAAGATAAAGAAAAATAATCGCCATTTTTATATCGACTATCTGCCAAAGCTTGTAAAAGATCCTGATGAGATTAGATTAAGCATGGATGCTGACCCTTACTACAAAGGCTTTACCAAAAAAACTTATATTAAATACTTTTATGATAATGGAGTAAAAGCTCTTGTAATGGTGTTAAATCAAAAAGGCAATCAAATCAATAATAAAACTATGTTTTTAAGCGAAGATGATAGGTATTTTAAAGAAGTGTTAAGTCAAGGAAAGATAGTTTATAAAAAATAATTACACAGCCAACGGCTCAGTAACGGGGTAAAGACGCTGCGCCGTATCTAGCTTTGCTCCCATACTTGATAGCTATGTGACAAGAATTATAAAAAATCTTATTTTAAAGTCTGCTTAAACAAAGTCCAAAGCATATCCTTAGTTTCTTCTTCCATTGCTCTAGCTACTCTTTTGTTTATATTTAAATTTTCATCGATGGGTAAAAAAGGTCTAGCTATCACATTTTTAGAGCCAAATTGATGCACTCTAGCATACGCAAAGCCTTTATAGGTGGCATTAAGTGCTACAAAAGCTCTATCATTTTCCACTCCACTATGTAAAGAGCTTTGCATAGAGCCTGTTGCAAAAAGCTTTTTAGTATGCATGATTTTTTGTGCTTTTCTTGAATTTAATGTGCTTTGTTTTAAAGGTGCCCATTTTTTAGCATTAGAGTCTTGTTCTTTTTCTAGATTTTCTTTGCTTTCTTTATAAAGTGTTTCAGCGATTATTTCTTTTAAAATAATCTGCTTTTGTTCATTTTCTAAATTTTCACATTTTTTTAGAAAATTTTCAAGACCCTTTAATTCAAAGCGTTTCATCAAAAAGTCCTTTTTGGGTTTCTTTTATGTAAAATTTTGCCCAATTATCTACTTTGATAAGTTCAATAGACATAAAAGTGTATCCGCACTTAAGACATCTTCTAAATCTTTCATTGGTGTCTGATTTTATAGTTTTTAAGACTTTAGTTTTGTCATTGGCACATCTAGGGCAGATCAAAATAAATCCTTTAAAAAAGCTTTTAAAGGATTATATCTATTTTTAATTATTTTATTTAGTTTTAGCAATCTTTTCTAAAACTACAAGCATTGTAGTGCAGTCTTTTTTGCTAAGAGTTTCAAGTGAGTATATATCTTTTTTTAAAGTTTTTTTACAAAGTTTATAAAAACTAAAAATAGGCATTTTTGTTTGTTTTAATAAAGCTTTTAAATAAAAAAATTGTTTATTAGAACTAGCTTTTTTAAGCATTAATCTGCCCTTAAAATCAGGAGTAAAATTCACATCATCTTTAATTTTACCATCGAAAATATCAAGCAAGATTTTAAGCTCATCTATGCTTAAATCCTTTGAGCTTAAAACCTCAAATCTTAAAGCTAAAAAATCTTGCCAAGCATTATTTTCTTTATAATATAAATACTCTTTGTGCATGTGTATTTTAGCTAGAAGTTGTTTTCTTAGCATGGCTTGTTTAGGACTCAT